GGAATAAAGCCTTTAAAGCTCGCCACGCAAAGAATATTGCTAAAGGGAAGATGTCAGCGGCCTTCTGGGCTGATAAAATTAAATGGTGATCTAAATGGCTACATTCTTAGATTGTGTTAATGGTGTATTACGTAGGCTTCGTGAGACTGAAGCAGCCTCTGTTACTGACACAACTTATGTTAAGTTAGTAGGTGACTTTGTTAACGAAGCTAAACGTGAAGTTGAAGATGCATGGAACTGGTCTGTACTTCGTACCACTAAGACAATCACTACTGTCAATGGTACACAGAACTATGAGATCCCTGGTACTAATCCTAGGTCTAGGTTATTAGTAGTTTACATACCATCACTGAAGAGAGATCTTCAGCAAGCTACACAGAATCAGATGCATGAATGGATTAACCTTCAAGGATCAGTGAATGGAGATCCTCAGTATTTTTCTATTGGTAACAGCACATCATCTACTGGTGTTATTACTCTTGATCTATGGCCTATCCCAACGTCAGCATTGACTGTTAAAGTAGACTGTGTTGTACCACAGGCTGATTTGTCCGCTAGCACTGACGTGTTGTATGTCCCTTCAGAGTTAGTGATTCAAGGTGCTTTACTACGTGCTATCAATGAACGTGGTGAAGATGGTGGTCGTCTAAGCGAACAACAAGCTGATTTGTATCGTAAAGCAGTAGCATCCTATATCTCTATAGAAGCAGAGCGATACGGTGATGAAACAACCTGGGAGTGGGTATAATGGCTGCTGAGTTACGGTCAGTTAGTATCGTAGCTCCTGGCTTTGCTGGTCTTAATACACAAGACTCTTCAGTAGCTATTACTAAAGACTTTGCACTGAAAGCAGAGAATGCTGTTATTGATCAGTTTGGTCGTATTGCTTGTCGTGGTGGTTGGGACAACGTCAATACATCAGCAGGATACAACAGCACAGAACCTACGCTACTCCATGAAGTAGTTAAACAAGACGGTACAACACAGATTGTATCTATCGGTAATAATCGTATCTACACAGGTACAACAACACTGACTCAGGTCTATGATGGTTCTGCTACATGGACAGCACAGAACTGGAAAGCAGTTAACTTCAATGACCATACATACTTCTTCCAACGTGCTCATAACCCACTGATCTATGATCATACAGCGAACACATGGACTTTAGTGTCCGCACATCCTAGCTATTCAGGTACTGTACAGTTAGCTAATGAAGTCTTAGCTGCTTATGGTCGTTTATGGGTAGCAGATACATCAACGAACAAGACTACGATATGGTGGTCTGATACGTTGATCGGTTACAAATGGAATGGAGGTACTTCAGGCTCTTTAGACATTGAGAATGTATTCACTAACGGTACTGACTCAATCGTTGGCCTAGCAGCCTTTAATGGCTTCCTAATCATATTCTGTAAGAAGTCTCTTATCATCTATAGTGGAGCTGCATCAGATCCAGCTTCTAATCTTACCTTAGTAGAGGTTATTGATGGTGTTGGATGCATTGCTAGAGACTCCATTCAGGATGTCGGAACAGATATTTTCTTCCTTAGTGATACAGGGGTTCGTAGCCTCGGTAGAACAATTCAAGAGAAGTCAGCACCTTTGTTTGATGTATCAAAGAATGTTAGGGATGATCTAATCAGTGACATCGCTATCAACGAAGATAACGAGAACATCAAATCAGTATTCTATGAGAAGTCTGGATTCTATCTACTTAGTTTACCAACTAGAGAACTTTCCTACTGTTTCGATCTCAAACAACGTCTACAGGATGGTTCCTGTAAAGTAACTACGTGGACACTAGCTCCAAAGGCTTTACTGTCTACAAGAGATAGAAAGCTATATATCAGCAGAGCTGGTTACATTGGTGAATATGCTGCTAGTTACTCTGACAATGGTACAACGATTAGGTTCTTGTACTATACCTCTCACTTAGATGCTGGTAACGCATCAATACTGAAGATACTTAAGAAACTATCTATGTTAGTTATTGGTGGTTCGCAGACTCAAGTATTCCTTAAATGGGGTACAGACTACACTTCTAACTATCAAAGTGCTGAGTTAGCTGTAATACCAAGCACAACACAATCAGAATACAATGTGTCTGAGTTTAACATTGCTGAATACTTCAGTACAACTAAATCAATCAACCTACTTAAAGCACAACTTAGCAACGATGGTAGAGTGTTCCAAGTAGGTATCGAAGCTAACGTAAGTGCTGATGTACTGTCCATACAACAGATGGATGTATTCTTCAAAACTGGAAGAACAGTATGATCATTTTTGATAGGAATCACTAATGGCTACCACTATGAACTTAACTCCTGAACAGAAGCTAGGAGTTCTTAATGTCATTGCAGGTAATGTAGGAAACCCTGAAGCAATTAGACAAGCTGCACAGAGGTTTGGAGCAACTGCTAATGATTTAGCCAACATCACAGGTATTCCTGTAGATCAAGTTCATCAGTATTTCTTAAATGCTGGTGTACCTATGGGTACTGTTCTTACTGGTGATGTACAACGAAACTTTGGTACTGAAGGTAATATCCGTCAGTTAGACAAAGGCGAAGACATCACTGTTGAGAAGGCTATCGGACGACAAGGCGATAAGATTGTTGTTCAACGGTATGATGCTTATGGTACACCAACAACGACAAGACTTGCTGATCCTAATACTTCTGAAGGTCGAGGCTGGTTACAAGCACTAGGCATTGTTGGCGGTGCTATTGGACTAAGTAGTCTACCTGAGATAAGTTCTTTGTTCAGTGGTGCTGAAGCTGCTGGTAGCACTGCTGCACCTGTAGGTGGTACTGCTGCTGGTGGAACAACCGCTGGTGCTGCTGGTGGTACTGCTGCTGGTTCTTCAAGTGGACTATTAAGCTCTGCTGTTCCTGGAGGTACTACAGCCGCTGGTACAACTGCTACTGGTTTATTAGGCGGTGAAGCAGCTTCACAAGCAGCAACTTCAGCTTATGCATCTACATTAGCATCTACAGGTAGTGCTGAATTAGCATCTATTGCTGCTGATGTTGCTTCTGGTAATGTAGCAGCTGGTCTATCAGTAGCAGATGCTGTAGCAGCTGGGACAGCAGCAGCCGCAGACGCAGCCGCAACAGGTGCTGTTACCTCTGCTGGTAATGTTGTTGGTGGGGGCGGTACTATAACCACTGGAGCAACTATCGGCACAGGGGCTACTGTAGGTAGTAATCTATTAAGTGACGCAGCTAACGCAATTAAACCAGCAAGTGATGCAGCTAAAGCTTTATTAGATCCTAAAACACTTGGTAGTCTTGTTAATTCTGGTGTTAACTTATCCTTAATTCAAGATGCTGCTGATAAGCTACGTAAACAAGGACAGATAAGCCAAGACGACTACGATGCATTATCAACAAGATTATTCAATACTTATCGTGATGTAGGTTTAGGTGCTGGTACAGCATTAGCTAACATCGGTGAACGTGCATCAAAGATGGTTGGTGACTTCACACCCTATGGTGTATCCACTAACTTAGTAAATACAAAAGTTAATCCACAGACAGGACAACTAGAGAGTAACCTTACTGACACAGCTCAGATGCTGATGGCTCCCCTAGGTAGAGCTGCTATTCAGTCTGCACAGGCTGCTGAGATGACTAACGTAGATCAACTCAGCAAGGATTACTACAATAAACTAGCTGCATTGTCCGCACCTGAAGCACAGCGTCAGCGTCTAGCCACTGAAGAGCGTATGCGTCAGCAAGGTAGGTTAGGTTTACTTGGCTCTGGTCTTGATGTAGCAGGTAAACAAGTAAGCACAGCAGCACCTGAGTTAACTGCTTTGGAACAAGCACTGGCAAGACAACAACTAGAAAGAGAAGTACAGTCTAGAAACCTTGCATTAGGTGAACGTGGTACACTGTTAAGCCAAGCACAGCAAGCCTATGCACCACTACAGCAGATTAGTCAACAAGCACTACAACAAGCTCAGTTATCTGGTCAGTTAGGTCAGTTGTCTCAGGCTGGTAGGGTTGCACAAACTAATGCTTATATGCAACCTGCTATGACTGGTATCACAGCACCGCTAAATCTATTCTCTCAAGGTCTAACACAGGTTGGTAATGCACAAGCCCGTGGTATTCAAGAGAATCTAGATGCTCAAAAGGCTGCTTTACTTGCTCAAACGCTTGGTACGTCTAACGTAGCTAACCAGTTATTGGGACCTAACGGTATTGACTACTCAAAGTTAATTAATGCTGGTTCTAAAATACTTGGTTTACCTTAAGGAACAGTAATGGCACAACAACAAATGAGTTTATTTGGTCCTAGTGTCTATGACATACAAAGACAGCAAATGCAGCAGGACCAAACTAATGCAATACAACAAGCTCAGTTAAGTCCTTACCAAGGCATTGCGGCAGCGGCTGCAATGGCTGGTACACGCGCTGGTAGAAGCTTAGCAGGTTTGTTTGGTATCGAAGATCCTGCATTGTCTGAAGCTAAGAAGATGGAAGAGCTAAAGGCTGCTGTGGCTTCTCAGTGGGATGGTAATGATCCGTTAGAGGCTTACAAGATCTTCGCTAAAGAAGCTTCTGCTAGAGGTCTTACACAGGCTGCTATCGGTGCTGCTACGCAGATTAAAGCTTTTGAGGCTGAGAGGGAAAAGACTGCTCTTGGTAAACGTAAGGCAGAGGCTGAGATAACTCTTGCTGGTGCTCGTGTAGGACAAGCTGAAGCTGCTGCAAAAGCTAGTGAGGCTAAAGCTAGTGCTGCTGGTCAGCTTAAACCTTCTGAGCTTGGAACACTACAGGCTGAAAGAGATGCTTTACGTACTCGTATGCAGAATTCTACCAGCCCACTAGAGCAAGAAGAACTACGACAGCGTATTGCTGAAATTGATGCTGTTATTACTATAAAAACAACAGATAAAGCTAAAACACCTCCTTCAGTAGGGTCTGAAGCAGAGCGTAAAGCTCAAGCAATGTTTAATAAACCTTTTGGTGATCTAACACAAGAGGAAAAAAACAAAGTTGATAAAGCTGTTGAAGACTCGTCTAAGGGTAGACAATCTATTAGCATCGACATTAAACAAGGCCAAGGTATAAACGCAGCTAAGGTAAAACGTCTTGATGAACTTGAACAAGCTGCTGTTAACGCAGACTCATCTATTTCTAATGTAAGCGCTTTAAATTCAGTATTGGGTAACGCCTTTACAGGAGTTGGTTCAGGTGCTGTGTTAAAAGCAGGTCAAATTGCTAATGCTTTTGGTATTCAAGTTACAGGTACTTCAGAGACAGAGCAACTTAATCAGTTACTAGCTAAATTAGCTCAAGGACAAGCACGAACACTTCCTGGTTCTTTGTCCGAAAAGGAATTGATGTTCCTAAGAGAAGCTATTGGAACTGGTGGTATGACAAGACAAACACTACAAGCTATGTTAAATCGTATGCGTGTAGATGCTATTGCTGATAAAGAAGCTTACAAAGATGCTTTTGCTTTTCAACGTAGTGGTGGTAATTTGAATGATTACGATTTTGCTACTAACCGCACAAACGCTAGAAGAAAAGCACAACGTATGAATGAGTTGTTAGATAAAGCTACTCCTGAACAGCGTAGACAATTAGGATACTAACATGGCAACAGGTCTTTCTCCACAAGAGTTAGATGAACTTAAATCTTTATTAGGTTCACAAGGAACACCAGCACCTGCACAACCAACATCGGTTATGGAAGGTGCTAAACAACCTGGAAAAACATTTACTGACTTAGCCATAGAAGCATTACCTGATGTTGGTGGATTAGCTGGTGGTATTATCGGAGCAGCTACGACACGAACCCCACAAGGGGCTATGACAGGTAGGGCGTTAGCACAACAAGCTGTTAGAGGTGTTATTGGCTCTGGTCTTGGTGCAGCAACTGGTACAGCTCTAGAGTCTGGTGTCAAGTCTGCGCTTGGTATGCCCCAACCTCTGACAAAGACAGCAGCAGATATGTTGTCTAACTCAGTAACAAGCATGGCTTTAGATGCTGGTGGTAATGCAGTATTTAACATGCTTGGTAAAGGGTATCGTGTCACTAAAGATGCAATGACTAGGGCTGGTATTTTACCTCCTATGGATGCTTCATCACAAGAGGCTAAACGTGTTGCTCAAGAACTTTTACAAAAGTATGGTGGTTCGCTAACAGAATATCAAATCACAGGCACTACAGGTGCTAAAGTACGTGAATCAGTAGGGCGTAGTGGTTTCTCAGGTCAAAGTACCTTTGAAGCTTTAGCTAACACTAACTTAAATGCTTTGCGTCAAGAAAGAGATAAGATCCTAGATACTGTTTCTGATGAAGCTATTCCAGCTATACAGGCTGGTCAAAGTGTAAGAGATATTATACAAACAGCAAATACTAGGCTGTCTGAAACTGTGGCTCCATTTTATGAGCAGGAATTACCTGCTAGAGGTTTTAACTTACTTGTTAATTTTAACCCTATTAAATCTAAGGCTTTTGAGACGTTAAAAAAAGCTGAGAATTTAACTGAGACAGGAGACCCTGCTGCTGTATACGGCGATGCTGTTGCTCGTGTGTTAAAAGACATTAGTAATTTATCTTCTGATGTGTCTTTTGCTGAGGCACACCAATTAAGGTCTATTTTAAACAGTCGTTTACGTGATCTCAAAGTAGAAGTAGGTAAAAATAGTCCTGTTGTTGCTGAACTATCTAAAGCTGTTAAAAGCATTGACGATGCTATGGATACGTCAGCTAAACAAATGGATCCAGAATTACTTGCTCAATACCGTAGCACACAAAAATTCTACAGAGAATCTTTAGAGAAGTTGTTCCCTGAAACAGTTCTTAAGATACTTGTTAAAGAGCCTGAACGTATTGGAGAAGCGATATACAAAGCTGGTAACCAATCAGAGATTCGTGCTATCAAAGATGCTTTAGCACAAGCTAAAACGATTGATTCTGCCTTAGACAGTAAAGCTATTCAACAAGCATTAAACAGAGGCTATGTAGAGTCTTTCTTAGGCGAACAAGGTGCTGAGAACACACTTAAGGAGTTTGTTGCTATCGGTGATAAACTCAGAAAAGATGCTAAGTTTCGTAGGACGTTTGAAGAAGCGCTTAGTCCTGAAGCACAGAATAGCATAAGAGCATTAAGTAAGACTGCTGAAATCAGTTCTAAAACACCAGGAGGAAGTTTATCTTTATTCGTCACTGGTAAACAAGCTGATGCTGTAAGTTCTTTAGCTGCCGTATTAGCCGGTTCTGGTGCTGCGTCATTATCTCAAGATCCCTTACTTGGCGCTGCTGTAGGTGCTGGTGTTCTTTTAACGCCTAAAGTATTTGCTAAGATTGCTACTAATCCTAAAGCAGCTAGTCAATTAGTTGGCTTAGAGAAAGAGATTAGTAAAGCAGGTATGACAGGAGCTGCTGCTGCTAAATTAGCAAAGATATACAATGATGCTAAGGTTTCTACATCAGACTTTGGTACTCCTGAAGCGGCTACACAGGATCAACCACAGCAAGGTTTGTCTCCTGAACAGATGAAAGAACTTCAGCAGCTATTAGAACCACCCGCCCCTCCGACTAAGCAACCAATGAAACAAAGCAGCATTGTTCGTGATGTTCTAGGAGAATTTGCTAATGTTTGAACTCATTGGTGCTCTTATCGGTGGTGTCTTTCGCCTTGCTCCAGAGGTCTTAAAGATCTTAGATAGGAAGTTTGAAAGAGAACATGAACTGAAGAAGTTAGATGTTGAAGTCTCTATCGCTAAGATGCAAGCAGAGTTTGCTTTACAGCAGGGACATCAGCGTCTACAAGAGCATGAATTAGATGCTATTGGTGAAGCATTCAAACAACAAGCAGAGTCTGACAGCAAAGCCTGGAAGTGGGTAGCATCGCTATCTGCTTTGGTTAGGCCGGCAGTGACGTACTGGTTTGTAGCTTTCTATTCAGTTGTCAAAGCTGCTGGACTATACCTAGCTTTTCTTCAGGATGGTTCATGGACAGCAGTGTTGTTGTCAGGATGGACTGATTACGATGAAGGTATGCTGTCATTGATTCTAACTTTTTGGTTCGTTGGTAGGGTATGGGAATCAAAGAAGTAATCGCCATTGCTGAACCACTAATCAAGAGATTCGAAGGCTGGAGAAGTAAACCCTATCTGTGCAGTGCTAATGTTCCCACCATAGGCTGGGGATCAACCATGTATGAGAATGGTGATAGGGTTACCTTAGATGATCCTGAGATCTCAAAAGA